TGCCCATTTACAGTCACATTTATGAATCCAACGGGTTGAGCAGGCAAAGTCCCTGCGCCTGTCGTTGCCGTTGTTGCCGAGGAAAAGTTCAACAGATTCAGAAAGAATTGTTGCCATGCCCGTGACGGTCTTTTAGTCCCCTCATCCAAAAATTCACTTTGTGGATAAGGATTAGTCTGCGCTGTTCCGTACAGTCCGTTAGCCATCAGTTCTCTCCCTCACTTGCTTTCAAGTTGGCAGAAACAATGACCGCATTTACAGGGTCTGTAATGGATACCTCAAACACTCGATCTCGCGCCATACCTAATCTGCGCCAAATGGCACGATTCTTGTACCGACCAAGTTGACCAATGCTGCAAGTGTAGTATTTTGTCCAAGTGCTGCCACCATCGTTAGACCACCGCAACATTGCTTGAGGGTTGGTCGTGGTGCTGGTGTTAAAAATAGCAGCCTGCAAACCAATCACAAACGTCTGAAGCGCACCGATTGTCAAGGTTGCATTGGGATAGATGATGTAAGGAGAGTTCAGATAAGTCTGACCCGTACCCACAGAAAGACCCGTAGTGCCTACACCTGGTTGGAATTGAATCTGGAATTCTTCAAAATACTGACGCTGGAGATCAGTCACCAGATGGGGAGCGCGACGAAGCCTGCGGACGTTTTGACCGTCATCGGTGTAGTTTTGCTTGTCCAGCTCGTAAATCTTGCCGTTGGCATAGTCACCAACCAAAACCATGCCCTGAAACACAGCACAGCAGTTTCCACGGTGACGCTGATAAGTTCCATCGGCAGCCGTATACAGCCACTTGTGCCACATATCTGTGGTTGCGTCATACGCCCAAGTTAGCTGAATGGTTGGGAAAGAAACGACATAAACTTCATGGCCTTCCAGTTGGTAAGTCCACGCCACAGCATCGTTTATGTATTGGTTAGCCAGACTGTTTTCTACCGCATGGGTAGAGATTCGATTAGGCAGATAGCCTTTCATCTGCATGATCTGAGCTTGTCCACGGTTATTTCGTGAAACGTAAGCAAACGAATTGCCCAACCTTGACAAAGAAAACTTAGCTCCAATGCCGTGTTGGGTAGAAGTGCCAGGGATTCTTTGAAATGGGAAAGGCACAGCGCCCACATCAATCCAGACCTCCGAGGAAATCTCACCCATCAAATAGACTTCGCGGTGATCAACGATCAAGGCCACAATGTCGTCAGGCGCACCGTCTTTGTTTCCATAACTCAGCGACGGTGAAATGGGAGACAGCAGATCAGATGCACCCCATTGTTGAGTGGTTGGGTGATCGTAGACAAAATAGTTGTCAACAATATCAACCGAGTTAGCGCCAGAAAAAGCACCGTCCGTTGATGGCAAAACACTAAAGTTAATGCCGTACATTGTGACGCCAGAGGACACGGTATTTGCCTGGCTTAGGGTATACGTACCAGTGCCGCCTGTACCCGTCCCCAACGCCGTGATAATCGTTCCAGCAGCCATTCCTGCGCCTTGGATAGTCTGGCCTACGTAAATAACCCCAGACGCCACAGCAGAAACAGTCAAAGTCTTTCCAGATGACGTTGCAGTAAATACCGCGCCAACAGCAGCAGAGTTCAATGCGCGAGTTGTAACCGTTTGCGATACATCTACCGTGTACGTACCCACACCGCCAGAACCAGTGCCCAAAGCGGTGATCACGGTCTCCAGCGTGACACCAACGCCATAAACCGATTGTCCAACAGCCAACGTCCCGCTAGACATGGAGGCCACAGTAAGAGTTGTGCCTGAGATTGACCCCGTGAACACAGCGTTAGCAGGGCTAGAAATAAACCACGTGTAACGATAAGCGCCGTCCACAATGTAGACGTTGATGCCGTTGTCAGAGATGCCAACGCGACCTGTGGATGAGTTAAGCACCCCAATCACAGCAGGAACTAAGTTAGCGGTCAAGACATAAACGTAAGGCCCGCACACAACGACCATCTGGTTTCCACCAGAGACAGTCCGCATCTCGCGAACCTCTTGCGTATTAGGCAAAACAGCTTGTAGTGTCAGCCCTGGCGTTGGGTAAAGCGCAACAACCCCGCGAGTACCAGGCTGCTTTAGTGAATCAATTTCAGGAAAGAAATTAATGCACTCATTTGTATCTTGGTAAATTGAGGCTGATGTGTAGCTTGGGCCGACAAAACCGAAGTCCATATAATTAATCTTTCATTTATTTGTAGTACTTAATTATACGAATCCTCCGCTAAGTATCCAACCAGCATCTTTTGAACGTGAATTCATTAGTGCATCTGGATACCGAGCGACTTGTAGCGGTGACATGTTTGTGCGCTTAAGCGTTGCTTTTGCTTGTGCAGCAAAACCTTGGATCATGCCAATTTGCGTCTGTGAAGCTTTGCCATATTGAGGCATCAATCGTTCCGCTAGACACCAGCGTAGTGCCATTGTGTAGCCAGCAGGCAGCACAACAGGGCTGTTTAGCGAGTCGTATCTGCTAAACAAGGTGTTGGCAAACATGTGCATTTCGCCCTGAGAAGGGTTAGGCCACACAAACAAGTTGCCCGATTCCTCACCAGGATTGAAGTAAAGAGCTTTGGGCCACGGGCCATTCAAAGTTTTTAAGCCGATCAGCTCGTAGTCCTGCAAAGCAAGAATTGACACAGGGTAATCAAGGCCACCGTTCAAGATGGGTTGACCGTTTGAGTTGGTGTTAATCCTGACAAACGCTGAGTCAATCCCTAATGGCTTTTGATAGTACGCCGTAATGGTCGTGGAGGCCACCGTCTGGTTCAGGTTTAACAGGTAAGTACCGACCTCGTTGACGTTACCGCCTGCGCCCGTCAGGAATTGGGTGATCTTTGTGCCAGACAAGATTCCTGAGCCACTAAGGGTTTGCCCTTGTGCGATTGCGCCAGAATTAATGCCCGTGACCGTCAGAATGTTGCCGGCGATAGAGCCTGTGAAAGACGAGCCGATAAAGTTTTGAGTCGATGGGTTTGGGCCAATGGTGTATTGAACTTGTCCAGCAATCACGGGAAAGATGATTTCCGTGACGTTGTAGACCATCATGTTCTCGTTGCTCCATTGCTCAATCATGTCGTTGAGCATGTCAAAAGCATCTTGAGCAGCTTCTGGCGTTGGAGTTTCTCCGGCCTCTAATGCCCCAATGTCTTTGAGAGCGCGAGACACTATATCAATGGGCATTGTCATGGCGTTACCTTAAATCTTTGGCGTGAACGTCTGCGGCAACCAAGGAGCCACAACAGGCTTGTTTTTCATGGTTTGCAGTTGTTCTTGTAGGCGTGATTTTATGATGTTTACGCCGTTTACGGTTGAAGAATCTTCCACCCATTGAGCGATCATTTCCTCTGTCACATCAGCAAAAGGAACGGTCACTTGTCCATCAGGAAAAGACCAATATCCTTCAGTCTCTACCGTGTTGTTTTCGTCCGACAAAGACCAAAAATATTTAACTGAGGTGATTTTTTCACCATCAGCGTAGATTTCTAAAATCTTCATGATTGTGCCCAAGGCAAAGGTTGAGCTGACGGGCTTACGGGAGGTGTAATCATGCTGTCAATCTGGCCCTGAACACATTGCTGTGCGCTGGTGATCTGCGATTCAGGAATCCACCCAATCACTTGAGCTTGAGTCAATTGAGCGTAAGGTGTAAAGCCTTCGCCTTGAGTAATGGTAAATTGGCTATTTCCGTCAATTTCAGCGGTATATTGACCGTCTACGCCTGTGACTTGCCATTGAGCGTTTACGACCACAGCTGTCTGCCCCTCAACTTGAGGGAGTGTGTACATTGCGGTGATTGTGGTGGTGAATTGTGTTGTCATGATTTTCCTTTATTAAACAGAAGTTACTGTTTCCCAACCTGTTGCGCCGCCAATACGGAGCTTATTCAGAGTGGTATCAAAATACATAGCGCCTTTGACATATGTTGGGGCTGATGCTGTTGCCGCCTGAACGGGTGAAATTGTGCCGTTAAAAATTGCATTTGCTGCGTTCCAGTAAGCCCGTGGATTACCGTCCCCATCAGACAGCACTATGTAGTTGCTTGCTGTGCGAATGTCTAAGCCACCTTGGTTGCCTGTGTAAGAACCGATGATGGTGTTCTTTGCCCCTGAAGTAACTAACTGACCAGCCGCTTGACCGAGAAATGTATTTCCAGCACCAGTCGTATTGCTATATCCTGCCTGAACACCTACAGCGGTGTTGTTTGATGCGGTTGTGTTGTCTTTTAACGCACCAGTACCAATTGCTACGTTGTAGTTACCTACAGTGTTTGACTGCAATGCTGATGCAAGCGAGCCGTCATTTGCACCAATAGCTACGTTAGAAGAACCAGTTGTGTTGTTCAGTAAAGTAAAAGCACCTAAACTAACTAATCCTGTTCCTGTTGTAGCCGCATAAGCAGCTTTGTAACCAACGACTACGTTGTTGGCTCCTGTGCTATTTGTATACCCCGCTTGATACCCAATAGCGGTGTTGTTTGATGCTGTGGTGTTGCTATATCCCGCTTGATACCCCACAGCCACGTTGTTTGAGGCTGTGGTGTTGGCTTGGAGCGATTCACGCCCAATAGCAGTATTGGCCCCGCCCGTTGTGTTGGCAGCTAAAGAGTTGTAACCATTGGCAGTATTGTCAACGCCTGTAGTGTTTAATCTAAGCGCAAAAACACCAGTAGCAGTGTTAAAGGAGCCAGTTGTATTAGTTGAAAGCGCCCTATCGCCAATACCAGTATTTACGCCCCCTGATGTATTGGCAACCATTACAGAGTTACCAACAGCCACGTTGTTTGTGCCCGTTTGAGAACCGCCACCCAAAGCACTTGCACCCACCGCAGTGTTGGTAGACACAGCACCTGCACCACGGCCTACTGTGAGGCCGTAAACAGTCAGGTCAGTACCGCTGTACAGCAGGTTGGCAGAATCAGTTTCTAAACCGCCAGTGCTGGAATAAACAACTCGACCAGAAGTTAGACCTGAGTTTGTAATTGACGAAGAAGAAAGCCCTGTTAGACCAGCAAAAGCAGTAACCGTAGCGCCTAGGGCAACCGAAGTAGAGCCAACGGTGACGCTTGAGTTCAGCAGCTTGGCGTTGGCAATCGAGCCAGCCAGCATGGTGTTCGTGACCGTACCCGTATCTCCAGTGGTCACCAAAGTACCCGCAACAGCAGGCACGTTCAAGTTAAAAGTGGATGCCGTGTTTGGGCCAACTAAGTTAACCTGGCCCCCGAGCGTTGCTTGAAATACTAAGTTTCCCATGATTTTTCCTTATG